CTTGCTAGTGTACCGACTGTTACCTTTAGAATCCAATTCTTTAAACCTTGTTCAGCTGTTTGTAGTAAATCCATTGTAATTACCTCTTACCGTATTTTAAATATACCATGGCGCCAGTCAATTCATCCTCGAGGATGATCGGCGCATCCCTATTTTCTTTCGCGTATTGACGAATGGCTTCGCCAATCTCATCACGACCAACATAACTAGAGTAATGTTCAAATTTCTTTTTGCCTAGTTTTGCTTTATTAAATGCGTCTGAAGAAACAACGAATACTTCTTTACCAGCAAATTTTTTGCGGCGAAGCATGCTTCCTTTAGTCGTAACACCCTTTGGTACTGGTGGCGTGTCTGGTTCTAATCCAGCAATCTGCCCACTGCCAACAGTGTTAACAATTGTTTCTTCTTTGATTTGCTTTAATCTTTTCATTAGATGTTTCTTAATATGCTGACCAGTCTGCCGTCTAATTGAATATCGCTCGATCGAATATCTTTACCATCGATGCCCTTAATTATATTTGGCATAGCTGAAGTGAACACTAGAAAAGTCTTTAATGCGCTATAATCGCTTTCGCTAATACGCAAAAATAATATTCTTGTGCTCGCCTCTACACCAAATACATTCTGGCACAATATAAGATGGTTTAACAGTAACCTTTCTTTTATCTCTCCAGTCAAACGATAACGGTGAAGTAATCGTTTAATATATCTAAATGTTTTGTAATCGTCATCGAATTCACTTTGTATGCAGTTAGGCTTATCATAGCACTTGGCTGCATATAACAAAACATTGGACTCATTCAATTCATCAAAAAGCATAGATTAATATTCGTTCGTGTTACCTGCATCATCATCGCGCTTACGATACCAGTCTGAATGTCTTACTGGCATCTCTTCGCGATCCCCGAGAACTTCCTCGGAGTCCATATTTAATAGATCTTCCAGCTCGTCGTTTGATACGACTTGAGCATAACCGTCGACGAATCCATCTTCTCCAGTGTCATAAACGACATAAAGATGATAGTCTGATTCGCCTAGCATATAGACTAGTTCGGCACCAAGATCTAAAAAGTTATTGGTTGCAGACTGCGGTAGCGGGAAACCAAATTTTTCTGTAACACCACGCAATTGGTTTAAAAAGATAGGTGCATTTTGATATGGTTTTTCAGTCAACGCATCAAGTTCACTGTTGATCTGATCTAAATTTTCTTCTAGATAACGCGCATCGATCTGAATAACATCATCAAATGCTTCGTTTAAAAAGTCATTGAATGTTTGCATCTTTCTCACCATTTAATTGTGGCTTCATGTCTATCTTATTTTTCTTGCCTTTAGCAAATTTAATTGCTTTGAGTGCAACATCGGCTTCTTTTTGTTTCTTTCGCTCGTAATCGGCAGCTGCACTTCCTGCTTGTTTTGTATTTTTTCGATTTGCTCTGGCTTCCAGATCAAATTTTTGCTGAGCAGCTTTTACATATGGCTTCATTTCTTCGTTCATCTCGCCTTCCATATAATTAGCTGCTGTAAGGATATAATCCTCAGCAAGTGTAATCTTGCTTTGAACCCACTCAGGTAAATTTGAGTCAGGCTTCAACATGTCATGAAGACGCTTTGCGTTGGCTAGAATGCTGCGAAGCTGAGACTTCGCCATGTCGCCTTCGTAATCGTATTCACCTTTATCTTCAGCGGATCGTTCAATTGCGTCTGTCATTTTATTTACCCATCTTTTTTGCAGCGGCTGACTTTAAGCGAGCCTTGAGCACATCACCGAAAGTAATTTTGGTCTTATCGCCGTGATGCGCAGCGAGCGACTTTTCCTTTGGAGTTACAGCAACTTTACCTTCGGCTTCTTCTTTCGCAAGACTCTTTAGGTTGCCCTTAACATCTTGTTTTGAATAGTCGCCACCAGATAGTTTTGATATGCGGCGAGCATACTTATTCGTCACAGCAGCGTCACGGCGTGTAGTTCCTACAGATGCTTTAACATCTTTAGCGCGAGGTGTGAGTGCTTGCTGAGTAGCAACAAAACTATTGCGAGCATTTACTTCATCCACCTGTTCGACTTCTTCTTTCATTGCCTTCATTTTATCAAGTTTGAGTCCAGCCAAATAGCGTCCACCGCCATCGTTTGGCGACATTTTACTGATTTTTCTTTCTAGTTCTTTTATTTCTTTATCGCGATTGATTGAATCCAAATAGCGTCCACCATAATCGTCTGTTTTTGTTTTATTTCGATTAACTTCATCCACCTGCTCGGTTTCTTCGTTTGTTCCACGCTTTTTCGCGTAGTAAGCACCTAGAGCCTGTTGAATACGCTCTTTCTTGCTCTTCCCAGCAAACTTTGGATTGTCTGACTTGACGAAATCGCTAATCCACTTTGATGCTGGATCAGCAGCTGTTAGTTTTTCTTCGATGTACTTCATAGTGGATTCCTCGGTTTCTTCTTTCTTTAGTTTTGTCATAACTTCTGATGGGGACATTTTACCAGATGCAAGTTTATTTTGCATTCTTTCGGTGTCTTTTTGCTTCAATAAATCTAGCCCACGCTGACGGCTCAATGCACTTCTTTGTTGTTCTTGATCAAATGCACGACCCAACTTTTCTGCTGCACTCATACGGCGACGAGCCTCATCCATCTGCTCGACTTCTTCTTGAACTTTGACAAGTTTAATGTCTTTGTACTTACGGCTCTTTGTCATTTTATAATGCGTGCTTAGAGCATCAGCCTTTTTAGGATGCACTTTTGATCTAAAGGTTTCTTTATCTTTTGTGGTTCCGACAACCTGATAGCCAGCCTCATCAATCGTAGGACCGTCAAGTTCAACGCTATCACCAACATATCTACGTCCTGGTTCATATACAGGAAATGGTTTTGCTGGTTGAGATGCATTGAACTTTTTAGTCAATTGTTTTTGAGCAAATTTTCGTGCTGCATTAGTGTTTTGAAGTTTTCTAAGTGGATTTGGGTCACCAGCTTTGTCCGCAGCTAGAGCAGAATCGACGGATTTCATCGTAAGTGGTCTTTTTTCTCTACTCACTTTGAGATACTTTTTGTAATCAATTTCATCAATTTGCTCGACTTCTTCTGCAACTGTTGGTTTTACAAATGGCTTTACATGAACAACTTCATAGTGTTTGGCCATGCTGCTACCAAATATTTTGGCAAACTTGCCGTGAGCACCTTTTTTGCTATCTGAGTTAACTGGAACTTCAAAGTGATCTTTTACATCCGATGGAGCACTTTTTTTTGGTCTTAGATAGGCAACATGCGAGTTCATTAATCTGCCTCTGCCTTGCTCGACTTCTTCTTTCATTCTATTGATATATGATTTGAATTTGTCGGCAACAGTATCCCCTTTATGTCTGCTTATGTTGACAGGCTTGCCATGCAAACTACCACGGACTGTGTCGTCTTCCTTGTCATGTTCTAGCCAGCCAACTTCTTTATTCTTAACAGAGATACTAAAGTGTCGCATCTTTGGGTTTGCTTCTGAATTTTTGAATACAGGAGATTCTTTAGGTTCAATTTTATACCTACGAGCTTCATCCATCTGCTCGACTTCTTCTTTCTTCAATCCTGCCTTCATTGCCCTGCGAGCAAGAGCGCGAACATAGCGATACCCTTCTGGTTGCTTTCCTGCTGGCATCTTTGGCTTTGTTTTTACTGGACCACCAAGAGCTGCTTCAGCTTCTTTCTTGGTGACTTCGTCGATTTGCTCGGCTTCTTCGTTAGTGTAACGAACTAGAGCAACCTTTGGATTATATCCTGCTTTGATGCCCTTGATGATTTCCTTTGCGCTGCTTTGACCGACACCAGCCATTGAACTGCTGCCACCAGATCCACCAGCGCCAATTGGTTGGCGACCACCTTTTTCGTAGTACGCTTTTTGGCGCGCAGCATTCATTGCACGAATAGATTGTGGCGCAGCTGTCATCTGCTTTCTAGGTGCAGGAGCGACAACTCGTTTCGCAGCAGCTGCAGATCTACCGCCTTCGACTTCTGAAGGCATCGTCATGTTATTCTTTTTATACCATGCCTTTTGAGCAGCCTTTGACATCTTATGCAATAATGCTGGAACTTTTACGTCTGCCATTTATGATTCCTCGATCTTTACTGTAAGATCATTTGTCCCACGTTTTATTCTATGAAAAGTTTTTGCGGGAATAAAAAACTTATCGCCTTTAATTAATGGTATTGGAAGTTTATTTTCTAATTGAACTTCCCAACCAGAACCTTCTATAACCTCAATATATCTACCCTTTTCGTCACGATGCCAGACCAATTCTTCTGTTAAAACATCGTGTTTGAATGTACGCACAAAACTCGATTTATTTAGTTGTTCGTCAATATATGGCTTTACCACCATATCTTGCCTGAATTGCTAAAGAATCTTGGATAACGACATGCCCAATAAGACGCGCTGGTCTTATCCTTATTGGTTAAGCAACGATGGCGAGCAACGAATGACTTTGTTGCTCCTGGATCATTGAACTTCTTTGCCATTCCAGACTGACTGAAGCGGACTTTCTTGACGCCACCATCACCAGTGCGAACATAAACCGCACCACCGCCACCTTCGCGCCATGGCTTACCAATGCCCTTGCCATCAGTTTTATCTTCTTCATTTACAGGAACGCAGTTGGGAACCATTCGGTTGCCCTTCTTCTTTAATCCTTTTTGTGTATACCCAGACCAACAGGCTTCTTCTAAACCTTCTTCTACTGGATAATCTAGGACAACTTGTTGCCCTTCAAACTCGGAAATTTCACCGATGTTTGAATTAAGCATATCCCTTTCCCACTCGTCTTTTGGAGCATAATTGCCTTCAGAATAAAGGCGTCTGGCTTCAGAGATCATTTCAAAAAACATCTCTGACCCTGGACGGAAAGCATTTTCAGTAAACGAGATTTTATTTTCTAGATGGTATTGGACAGCTTCTTCCAAAGTAATATCTTCGCGCACATACGAACCGCTCGTAACGACTGGTAGACCATCCAAAGCAGCATCTCTTGCATTAGGTGGAACTGTTTGCGACTTTTTCTTTTTGGATGATTTTGCCAATGTTGGTGTTAGATCTACGGCTTCTTCGTAGTTTTCTGGACAGCAATCCATCTCTTGTTCAAACATCTGATCAATATCTTCTCTTAGATCTTTATCAGCACCATGATAAGTGCCTTTACCTTTAGAGATATATGAGTTCACGCGAGCATGACCCCACTGTGATGGCGTGGTTCCTGGGCGGTGACCAGAGTTCCAAGCAGCAACGCCACGACGATACACCTTTCTTAAAGTAGAAACTGAGATTCCTGACTTGGCTGCTTTTGCTGATAAAGACTTATCTGCCGCACCTTCGTCGACTGTTTCCTCAGAAACACGACCCGTTTCTTTTCTCTTGTTCATAACAGCAGTGATGTTTCCACTGCGAGCTATGCGACGAATCTTTTTCTCATTGGCTTCGTCCATCATCTTACGGACTTTTAGTGTATACTTGCTTGGCTTTGTTTTGGCAGTTGCATCGCCAGGAGCTGGTTCGTATGCACGAGGATCGCTGTCAGAAAGTTTTGCCTTTTCTCTCCAATGTGATGCTCTAGCCTTCGCCGTTGATGCACTCAATCCAGCAACATACTTCTTTGGCAATCCAGACGCTTTATCTTTTGCAACTGATGGCAACTTTTTTTCAGATAATGCCAGCCCTCTTTCTACTAGACGCTCCAGTAGTTTTTCGATCTGGCTTGCGAACATAATCTGTTCCATTTGACTAGATTCGTTTAGATTAATTGAATTATTAAACACGAAGCAATCTAGTTCTTCTGATAGTTTTTCAGAACGATACCACTTTTCTAAACGCTTGTTTTCTGGTAGTGGATCTGCTCGTTCATCATTACGAGCGCGAGAAACTTTGTTAGTTACAGAAACATATACAGTATCAAACTCATAGCCTTCGAGCATAGTCTTAACGAGTTCAATCTTATCCGCGTCAGCAGCACCATTGACGACAATGTTTGCATTTGATTCCAATAGTTCAGAGGCTTTACCCGAAAGCACTTGGTCTAGTTGAACCTCAACAAGATCAAATCGAGAAAAGATATTCTTCAGGACATAGTCCTTTCCGCTACCTGGACCGCCAAGTAGGAAAATGCCGATTGGTGAATTTGTTTCTTCGCTCATTGCTTTTTTTACCTTATCATGTATTGATGCACCGAGTTCTTTGTTACTGTAATGGCTAACAAACTCGTCGCGTTTACCTGCCTTAACTAAACCACGAAGTTTAGAAGCAGACATACCTTCTGCACCCTCTGCGTCTGGATCTCGTTGACCAGCAGACTTAACTTCGACTTTTTTAATTCCTGGAAATTCTTTCTTTCTATATTTATTGAGTAAAGTGTGGAACTCTTTTACTCGATCAGAACCCACAACCATTGTTACATGCGTGTGACCTTTAGATTCTAGATGCTTCATTGCATCAATTGCAGTTTTAACTTTGCTATTAGATACAACATTGGCATTCGGGAATAAATTTCTTAACGCGCCTGCCTTTTCGCCGTGTGACAATGGATTTTTTCTAGAATCTTGTGTGTGCGATGGGAAAATGTAATGCTTGCCACCACTTTCCTCAGCATGTGATTGAACAGCAGATACAAGTTTACCATGACCTGCTTCGGTTGGTGGGTTAAATCTGCCAAAAGTAAATGTTGCTTTACTCATATGATACTCTTTTGTCCTCGTAGCACTGCAGATCTTGCTCTGTTAAGTTTACTAAACTCCTCACGATCTACAACTTTTAATCCTTTCGCAAAGTAACCTTCTGGTCCAGATTCTTTACCGCTAATAGAATGCGAATATTCGCCACTTGCAGTTTTATTTAAACCGCGAGCAAGCAGATTAGTTGCTTTTTGCGTGTTATGATGAATATCGAATGTAGTTTTAAACGCAGCAGAATTGTTCTTTACATGCTCCAGTGCAGAGTCACGAGCAGCGGCTTTAGCGTTCTTGGCTTTCTCAGTTTTAACTTTGTCGATTTCTTTTGCCCATCTGTTTGTAAGATGGCGAGTGTATCCCTGAACAGTTGGCTTTTCGCCAGAGTCGACTGTTGAGTTTACATAGGTTCTGAGTGTTGCTTCGTGACCAGCAAGATGCTCATAGGAATGACCTTTCATCAGTTTTTGAGCAGCCGCTAATCTTTCCACAACGGCTTTACGATCTTTTGGGCTTAACCTTTGTTCTTCTTTACCGATAGCATGTTTAACTAGATGAACATCTGGATGTTCTCCAAACTCCGACTGATCCGTGATAGGTGTTGCCTTTTTGTTTCTACCTTTTAACTCAGTGTGGACTGTGATGCTGAGTTTAGACTTGGCTAGTTTTTTACCTTCTGGAGAATTTTTATCGACGGCATACTTAATAGTGTTTGGAGTGTGTGAGATCTTACCATCGGTTTCTTCACGAGTTTCTGGAGTGGACATAAATCCACCTTGCCACTCGCCAGCTCTTTTAGGAAGAACCTTGTAGCCGTGTGCTAGAATGGCTTTAAGCGGCTCAGCAAGGTATGGTTTTTTGCCATGCTGAGTGTCGACGTCGGATGCAGTGTAGTTATACTTGGCGCCTGGACCCTTGTATTTTACGCCAACGCGACCGTCTTTTTCGCGGACGATCTGGAATGACATTTTGTCATCGATTTTGCGTGTAATTGGAGTCCTTCCGAGAGCAACGCCTCGGAGAGCAGTGAGTGCTTGAGATGCTGGTTTTGAACCGTCAAATGTGCGATCAGAGGGATGCTCTAGATGCTGGATTCCTACGGCTTTAGACGCCTCTGTTAAAAAGGCAGAGAACTGTAACATACTCTCTCCACACTGTGGGATTACCTTTTATTTAGTATATTTAGAGTTTCATACTTGCAATAGCGTTCTTGAGTGCATCTCGAATATCCGACATACCCTCATAAGCAGGAATGGTGCAGGTTGACCGCCCAGCTGCTGTTGCTGCCTTAAATTCTTCTGGAGTGTACCATTGCGGGTCAATCTTCATAAGATCCGCAAGTTCATGCATGTTTACAGAACCCTTATTTACCAGGTTATAGTACCCATTAGGCTCGTGTTCTTCCATAAGATTACAGGCGACGCTTACAGCCTCATCAAGATCTGTTAATGAGTTTTCGCCAGCATCAATTAACTTACCGTGTTTGGCGTAGTTATAGACCTTTGTAAGATAATTTTTAGACTCGTTGACACCAGTAAATGGCATACGAATACGATAAACCTGCGCTTTATCGCCAAGATAGACATCTGAAACACCCTTGGATACTGAATAGATGCTACCAAAATAGTTTGGTGGAGCGTCCACATCATCAATATCACCCATGTAGATACACCCGCTGGAGAAATGCGCCAAACGAGTTCTCCATCCACATGCATTAGCCAATAATGCTGGGAAAATTGCATTGGCGTCAATAGTACCCTGCTTGTCCAACTCACAGGCATCAACATTTGGGGTTCCCGTTTTACCAGCACAGTTTACAACCCAATCAAATGTGGTTCTTTCTATAGTATCGATTGCATCTTCATGGGAGCAAAATGTTACCACATGCCCACGCTGAAGCAATTCCTTGAATACCTTTTTACCCGTCCATCCTCGACCAACTACTAGAAAATGCATAATTAAATCCTCGTGTGAATAATTTTGTACAAATACTTACCATAATCCGACTTGGCATACTTATTAGCCTGTTCTTCAACTTGTTTCTGCGTAATCCATGCATGCTTGTAAGCAATCTCTTCGGGGCATGCAATCATCGTTCCAGTTCTTTTTTGTACTGATCCAACAAAAACAGATGCCTCTGACAAAGACTCGAATGTCCCAGTATCAATCCATGCAACACCACGATTCAAAAACTCAACTTTACAATCATGATTCTTCATGTATAATTTATTGATGTCAGTAATTTCCAGTTCACCGCGATGCGACGGTGTAATCTGCCAAGCATAGTCTACCACTTTATTATCATAAAAGTATAAACCTGTTACTGCATAATTGCTAGGTGGGTTGGCTGGCTTTTCGTGAACATCAATGGGATCATTGTTATCGTTAAACTCAACAACGCCGAATCGCTCAGGGTCACTGACATGATATGCAAATAGAGTACATCCTGTTCTGTTCCAGTTAGCATGAGCGAAACGATTAATCAAATCATTTCCATAGAAAATGTTATCGCCAAGAATAAGCGCAACATCATCCTTTCCGATCCATTCTTCGCAGATACGGAAACACTCAGCAATACCCTTTGGCTCTGGCTGGATTGAGTATGAGATATTGATGCCCCATTGAGATCCATCACCACAGAGTCGCTTGAATGCTTCTGCGTCGTTTGGTGAATTGACAATCATGATATCGCGAATACCAGCCATCATCAATGTCGATAGCGGATAATACACCAGCGGTTTATCATAAACTGGCAGTAATTGTTTCGAAGTCACTTCGGTGCATGGGTACAAACGAGTGCCCATTCCACCTGATAAAATTATACCCTTTCTCATAGATACCACTCCACAGTTTTTCTCAAACCATCAAATATATTTGTTTTTGCTTCCCATCCAAGTTCATTTTTAAGTTTACTTGAATCCATCGAATAACGCAAATCATGACCCTTTCGATCATCCACAAAATTAATCCAGTTTTTATGTGTTTCTGGTGGCTTGCCCATGATATCCAAAATCATAGATACCATGCTTAGATTGTCACACTCAAATCCACCACCAATGTTGTACCGTTCACCACGCTTAAAGTTTTCGCCAATAGTTAAAAGTGCATCGCAATGGTCTTCAACAAATAACCAGTCACGAATATTAGAACCATTACCGTAAACAGGAATAGGTGTGTTGTTTTTGATATGTTGAATGATTGTTGGAATAAACTTTTCTTTGTGCTGACGAGGACCATAGTTATTCGAACAGTTAGTTACAACTGCTTCTAGGTTATGCGTGTTTACATACGAGCGAACTAGGTGGTCGCTGGCTGCTTTAGTTGCAGAGTATGGGTTGCGTGGGTCGTATGGCGTTGTTTCGCTGAACGAAGGATCATCTGGACCAAGACTTCCATAAACTTCATCAGTAGAAACATGGACTAACTTGCCGCCATATTTCTTGATGCACTTTAGAATGTTATGGGTGCCGTTAATATTGGTGCTAAGAAAGTCATCGTCACCACGGATAGAATTATCAACATGAGACTCAGCCGCAAAATGGAAAATAATATCTGGTTCATAGCTGGAATACATGTGCTCCAAAAATTGAAGATTGCGAATGTCAACTCTCTTGACTTGCAATCGCCAGTCATCATAAAATTTATCTAGATTACTGCTGTTTGCAGAATAAGAGTAATTGTCGAGGACGACAATCTCATCCGAAGGATATTTTTTAAGGTGGGAGATTACAAAATTAGAACCAATAAACCCCAATCCACCAGTCACAAATGTAGTCATAAAACCTCAATTATTTTGCAATAACATATTTCGCTGAGTAATCACTTCCAGATGCTGCAGCAACTATAAATGATTTTATTAATTTAGTTGATTTTCCACTGCGCGCATTACTCACAAGATAATCTTTTATCTCTTTATTTGGTCCAGAATCAGTAAAATACTTTTTACTCAAATCATTTCTAATTTCTCTGTATCGAATACCTTCTGGAGAATCTTTTGGTTCTTTCTTAAGATCTTTTAATTTTTTTGTTGCTTCTTCTGCAAAACCTCGTTTAGCTGTTTGCATAGATAATTCTAATTTATTACCAAATTGAGAATCAACTGATTTTGCCACGTCAATTATTTTATTTCCTGAGAGTGAACCACCTCGCGCCCCACCCTTTGACCGTATTTCCATTTTATATGTTCCACCAGAAAATGTGCCTGTCGCAGCATCATGACGAATCACAATATCTGTGGATTTATCGGTCTTACTTATCTCCACAACTAATGATCTTGCATCTTCTGCTTTACCACCAATGCCTGCAAATATATATGGCAGTTCACCACCACCCTCAAAGTTAACTTTAACAACTTCAACCTCTCCTGTTTGCTTCTTTAAAGAAAGTGGAAGAAGATCTGCAGAATCAATCATACCTGAGATCATTCCATTAAGTTCTTCAAATGTTATTTTTGGCTGTTTTGAAACTGCCACAGCCAACTTTTTTTTTGCTACTGGGGTTGCAAAGTAAATATCTGCTGGACTCCACTTATTAATATTACCAAATGCTTTTGATGGACCTTCGACTTCTTTTAAGATTTTATTTGCTCGTGAAAATAGAGTTTGGATATTACCCATAACTTCATCATCACCACGAACATAAATGATATTACTCCAGTTGACATTTTTAATTCTATTGAATTTTTGATTGATATTACCAACTTCTACTAAAACCTGTTTTGCAATATGCATAGAGGAATGAAACCAAGTTTTATCAGAAATTAAAAACTTTTCAATGTCTGCTAAAGAAACTCCAGGCGTATTCACATTAGTTTTATATGCTTCTTTTATAACTTGCGTTATATTTTTTTGTCCAGGAGGATTATATTTGGCAGTGAAATCTTCATAAGTCTTATAAACTTTTTTATCAAAAACTTTTGTTGATTCTCTATGTCCCAAATAATCTGCTAATGCACAGAATAACGCTTGGGCTGCTTCTTGGAGTGCCGTTTTATCTGCCATTTTTATAAACCTTCTTTAAAAACTTTTTCCAAACTTTAGGATCTTGATCCCGAAAGTTTTTGCGATACATAAAGATGGCTTCAGAATTTCTCCAGCCAATCGTATGCGCTTTTCGTAATTTATTTAGCGCAACATTATCGAACTTTGTTTCGAATGCATAAGCATCTATTTCATCAGTCGAACCCAGATACATCATCTGATAATCGCGTTCTACATCTTCTACTTTATATGGTGTAGGTGTAATTTTATACTTTCTCTTGATGTTTTGCTGTCGATGCCGCAACTCATGAAAAAGCACTTTGGTAACATTGACTGACAAATTCTTTGCACCCTTTGGAGTCATGGTCACTGACAGTTTATCAGAAGGGATACTGAGATAGATGTAAATGCAGTCAGGAATACCCATAAAACGAGACTGGTATAAACCAGAAACAAGTATTGGATAATCTGCATAATATTTTTCATTGTATCGACTGGAAGCAAATACAACTTTATCCTTCTCGAAAAGTTTGTTGAGTTTACGAATCAGAGGTGCAATTCTTTTCTCGCCGACCCAATTATCAATTAAGTCAGCAATCTGCTTTTGGCGTTTATGCGCATCCTTCATAATTCTCATACTTTTAGATTCTTAAACTTATCTGTGCTTCGACCACGATCAAAGGCTGGTTTTGAATTGTTTTCCTGCATCACTGAATCTTGTGCTTTCTGTTCAAGATCGTACAACTTCATCTTGGCTCTGTCAACTCCAATCGTAAATCGTTTATGGAGGTTGGGATCGTTATAACGATTTTTAAGTTGCTTGACGAGTAACTGATTAAGTTGCTGCAACTCTTCAGTGCTAACAAGAGCAAACATAAAGTCAGCAGTCGCAGGTAGACCGAACGATTCAGAAGTATCTTCGAGTCCAGGATCCGAGTTACTGAACCCTGAACGAGTTGTTTGAGTTGCAGAAACAATCGGGACATTATTCTCCACCGCAAGACCGCGCAGTTCTTCAGCGATAGCCTTGATGTAAGTATAACTGTTTACATTCGCACCCGCCTTGATTCTTGACGATGCGCAAATATTTAGGTAGTCAATGAAGATAATATCTGGACGGAAGTTCTTCTTCAGTGCAAGGTCGTTAATCAATGCACGGAAGTGAGCAGGATTCGCAGAAGCGGTTGGATATTCCTTGATGATCAACTTACCCTTGACAGAACCCTGGAGTTTACCCATGCGCTTCTCATACATGTCTTTCGGCATGTTCATGAGGTCATCCATAGAAACATTGAGAAGATTGGCGTCGATTCTTTCAGCGATCTTCTCTTCAGCCATTTCTAGAGTAATGTATAGAACATTGTAGTTTTGAACCAAGCAACCAGCAGCCACATGACACATAAACAGAGACTTGCCGACGCCAGTACCTGCAAGAGCAATGTTAAGGGTCTTTTGCGGCAATCCACCTTTAGTGATCTTGTTGAAATACTCAAGATCGAAGGGGATTCTTTTTTCGACACGATGATAGAAATCATACCGATCAGCGTAACAATCCAAAAAATCATGACCAATGTGAGGATCGAAACTAACCCCCAAAGCATCAGATAGCAAAGTGGGAATACTTCCTTTGCCCCGTGCTTGATCTTTGCCATCCAGGATCTGAATACTGTCCATGATAGCATTATAGATTGCTTTTTCTTGGCAAAACTTTTCTGTAGTGTCAAGAAGCCACTCGAGTTTTTGTTCTGACTTGTCATTCGATATTTCCTTTAGGAGTTCGAGCGACTTACTTAACTCAATCTCAGTGAGTTTGGTTGATTCTTTTAGACTAATCTCCAGTGCTGCTTTCGGTGGTAGACTGTTGTACTTCAGAATGAAGTCTTTTATTTCTTCGAATACCTTTCTTTCGTGGCTTTCGGTCAGGTACTCTTTCTTCAGAAATGGCAGCGTCTTCCTCATGAAGGACTCGTTCTGCATCAGATTCGACAAGATCAATGTTTCCGTTTTCATCTTTTACCCTTGCGGCGTGTTCTACCGAATCAGTAATTATATTACGAAATATAGCAGAAGTAAAGTCCTTAAACTTATTAGATTCTACATTACAAAGATTGGGATTAGCGATAATTGAAATATTGTATGACATTGCATTATCACTGGACATATGGATATCAGTAATCTCAAATATGACACCAGGATATTTCTTGATTATCTTAATAGCAATAGCATCTTTGTTTGAAAGATCTAGAAAAAGATCGTAGTCTCTACCAAACTTTAAGAACTTTCTTGCTTTCCAAAATTGGAATTTCGCAATTAAATCTTCAAACATCTTCTTCCTCAACAGTCACAGCAGAACCAAAGGAATAGTTTTCACGTACCCAATCCTTAAACGAATCATTTTCAAGTATCGTGTCCCAGAAGTCAGAGGATTCCGTGTCAGCAAATCGCCACTTCTTATTCTCAACTTCACCAGTGGTGGTGTTTACGCGAGCATACCAACCATTTGATGGCTTGATGACATGACCAGATTCAAGTGCCATATCCATGAGCCCAGAAAACCTGCTAACACCACCATCAAAACGGACAGAAACAGGGATTTTTGCCTTTTCGCGAACATAACGAGACTTTTCTACATTGATGATATAAGAATACCCTACAAGGTCAGCGCCTTCCTTTTCCTGCTGACGACCTAGGATATAGATATTGTCGGCAGAGTAATAAGAACCTGTACCACCGCCGACGATTGCCTTCGGGAACATACCAATTTCCATATAGGTGTGATTGACCACAACCATCGGGATATCCTTTAGCGTAAGGTGCGGTGTGACCATACGGAACAAAGACTTAATCTGCTTGGCGCGAGTCATGTCACCAACAGACTTTTGCTCAAGAGCATCTTCAACTTCTTTCTTCGAAGCAAGATTACCAATCGAGTCAATTAGAATCATCACACGATCGCCACGCTCAATGTTAGTCAGCTGATTCATGATGTCAAACTTCAACTGCTCGACATCAGTGATTGGCGTATGGATAACACGCTCCTTATCAATACCGAAGTTCTGGAAATATGATTGCGGAGTACCGAACTCAGAATCGTAGAAAAGAACAATAGCATCAGGGTACTTGTCCTGGTAGGCTTTCGCCATAATCAAACTGAACGCAGTCTTGAAGTGCTTGCTCGGACCAGCCCACATTGTGAGACCAGGAGTAAAGCCACCATCAAGAGAACCAGAAAGCGCAATATTTACTGCGGGGATGCTTGTCTGCACCATATCCTTTTCTTCAAAAAAGATTGAACGAGAAAGGATAGAAGTATCTTTAATTGTTGAATTTTTCTTGAGTTTATCTAACAGGCTCATGTGTAGTCTCCTTGTAAACGATATATGTATTATATACTATTTTATGCGAAAAAGCAATCTAGCGATTCAACCTTTTCAGATTTCCAATTAATGGAAGAAAGAATAATATCTAGCGGTTCAAGAAATGATTTCTCGAACTGCAGATCGTAATCAATATATTGCTCAGCATCCAACTGCTTGGGAATACCAGACAAGAATGCAAGAGTATTGTTATTGTAAATATTTGGTTGTTTTAGATAGACAAACTTGATCTTTTCGCCTTCCTTGATTTCCTGATATCGTTTGGTGAGTTCCAATTCTCTCAACAAATGATTGTACACCAATGCACCCTTGACATGGATCGGTGTTCCTTTCTTGAAGATATGCGCAGCATCAGCATACTCTTTTAGACCATTAACGGATCTTGGGAATGCAATATCTTCAACAGATAGTTTCTTAAACTCACTGCGAAACTTTTCGATAAATTTATGCAAATCATCTTCAGTTTGTGTTATGACAATATTGATTGCTTCTTTAATCTTTGCACGACAAGCAGATGGAGTAGACGAACGAATCGCTGAGATGCCCATCATCTTGAGTTTCGGTTTGGCATACGCCACACCTTCGCTATTGTAGACATTGAGAATATAGTTTTTCTTAGCGACCCAGATTGCCTTGTCAGCCAATGACTCACGCTTCATTTCCATGCGCTGTTGAAACGCATTGACATATTCTTTCAATTCTTCATACGACGCATCAATGAACGGCTGGATCTTATCATCGCAAACCTTATCCATAAACTTGATGACTTTCTTGGTGTCAGAAGTATCAGGGTAAAGTTTCTTGATTAGCGGACCCATGTTCAAATAAATCGAGTCAGTATCAGAAGCGATGACATAATCTACATCATCAGTTTTGAGCAGATTATTCATGTATTGATTAATCTTCTTTTCAATCCAACGAATAGACAACTGACCTGCCGTTGTAATGCCTTCGGCGATACGAGTATCAAAGAAGCGGAAGTATTGATTGCCCAGTGCACCGTAAGCAGAGTTTAGAGTAACCTTCTTTGCCAACTGCAGGTTATTGTATCGAGCAACTTGTTTCTCGAGATAAGTAACTTGATTCTTATCTTCAAGAACAGTTTCGATCTTCTTCTTGGCTTCGATTGCCAACTTCTTATAGCGTGTACGATCTTTGTACATGCTATCCATAATCTCAGGCAGAACACCCTGCTCTTGAGTACGGAACAGCTGACCATTCGGCGTTACGGTAACACCAAGATCTTTTAGGATGCTTGTATCAACTTCTTGATTTAGCAAAGAGTTAACGCTGACATTACAGTTGCTGATAAACCCACGCATATTGTCGTTGTATAACTTTGGCTCGACGAGTGTTTCCATCGAGATGTTATACTGCATAATCAAATGTGGATACAGACTGTTCAAGTCAAACGACGCAACCCATTCATGCATACCACAAATGGGATCTTTTACATATGCGCCTTCGTATTGCGAACTCTTTGTGCTATGAGAAAGTTGAGGAATCACAATCTTCTTTCGTAGAAGATAGTTGTAGATAATCGCGTCCCACATACGAACCTGCGTGAACACATCATCGTAGTTGACCTTGTTATCATAAGCAAGAGTCAACGCCAACTCAATCAACTTCATCTTGTCTTCGAGTTTCTCAACAAGTTCGACATCCTTGATGTTATACTCAATGAACTTCTGATAGTCGTGTTTGTAGAGTTGATGTAGAGTTTCGAACTCAGAATAATCTAATTTCTTCTCACCCAATTCAACATGAGCAATGTTATCAAGACGATATGACTCTTGCTGCGAATATGTAAACTTGCGATAGAGTTGGATGTAATCTAGAATAGCAACTCCAGAAATATCATAGAACTCTACTGGACGATTCATCATCGTCGTTTCGCGTTTACTGATACGATTCCACGGCGAGAGTTTCTTGGCTTCATCCTCACCAAGAACCTTGATGATACGATTAGCAAGATACGGAATATCGAATTGCTCGACATTCCAACCAGTGACTACATCAGGGTGCCATCGGCTCCATAGGTCAAGGAATCTTCGTATGAGATCTGACTCATCGCGGCATTTTGCATAGTGCACGTCGTCACGATGCTTGACATAATCGCC